TTTTCGGTGCATAGTTCCAGTGGCTTGCCTGCAAGACGCCATGAGGGATAGCGTACCGGGTTAGCCGGTCGCTCGTCTGATCCACCAGCACGATACGATCCATAATGATCGCAGTCCGAGACATTTTCTCTGCGGCGGCTTTCATGAGATAGATCGCTACTTCGGTATTGTGTGTGACCGTAAAGTCACCAAGCAAGAAGAGCTTGTCCGGTCCGTCAATAGCGAACCCGAAGTATTCGCCCTCGCCAATCCTCTCGACAGTGATGCCGACGTTCAAGACGTTCTTGTTGATCTTTCTTGGCTTAGCCTTGCGACGTGCTACCTTGCAAGGAATCTTTTCCGCGTGTCCACTGATAGAGATTCTGTAGTACGTACCCTCGAATCCAGTAGAACGAATCCCTTTCTTGCACGGCTTGACGTAGGCCGCAAAGCCTAACGATCTCGCCAAAAACGCCACATCCTCGGCCAGCCTTTCATGCACGAAGGTAAGCTCATAGCCGGATCTATTGAGATACCCGTCAGCATCAACAATCCCGGCGAGCAACTGGAGCCGCTGCTCGATAGATGCCGTTTTGTACTCATGCGGGATGTGCTTGTTACCGAGAACATTAAGCTCTCTCAAGGCATCCAGAACCAACCCACCGCACAGCCGATAGGTGTTGCACCCCCGGCCAGGAGATACACTCACTCGGCCTCCTGTACGGGCCGAATACTCCTCTATGGCTTTGACAACCTCTTCGTCAGCCGTTGTGATGGCCGGTTCTTTTGAAGTCCCATCCCCAAGCCAGACGCCGAAGATGTACGGATCGATGAGAAGCTCTCTCTCCTCGAAGGGCAGCGCATCTGCTCGCCAACCCTTAGCCTCATGCCTGAAGGTCGCACTGCGAGAGAAGTAATCCTTGATGGATACGTTCACGATCTCGCCCGTCTGAGTCATTCTCAGAGACAAGATGTGCTCGTCATTGACGACGTATGGAGATCCTTTGGTGGGCGTAACCCGATAGAGCATTGAGACGCCCTTGGTCGTGCCATACACACGCCTCGGCTCTCCGGTGGGAGACATCACACAGTCGCCCGTCACGACATCCTGAACGGCCTTGATCGTGCCGTCCGCCATCATCACGGGCGTGTCTCGACCTAAGCACTTCCCGAATCCTGTTGGGGCATAGAGCAATTGCACCCTATGACCAGCTCGGAACCCCTCTCGAAGCTCCTCAACGCACTTCATCTGGTGCGGTCTAAGTTGAAGATCCATCATCTCTCCTAACGACCGAGATCCCCTCGGCTTGGGCCGGTGCTGTGAGCACCTAGCGATACAATACCACACATGAGATGGCATGGGAACAATGTGTTGACATGCCAGAAAAAAGCTGTCACCATCAAAGCTCCACTGCCAACGGAGTCAACATGAAGCTCACCAATAAGCATGGCATCCCTGAGACATTTGTCAATGTCCTTCGGAGGCCGACCTATTCCAAGGGCAAGGCTCACCGCTCGGTGACGCAGCTCATCAACTCCCCAAAGATCGTAGCATTGACTGAACGGTTCCAGGACGAGATCGAATCTGACGTGGCCGATATGGTCTGGTCACTCTTCGGCTCTGCTGTTCACAAGGTTCTGGAGCACGGCAAAGACGACACGCACGTCATTGAGGAGCGCCTGTCTGCTGTAGTGGATGGATGGACGATCTCCGGTGCTATCGATCTTCAGATCAAACGCGAGGGCGGCGTCTCAATCCGGGACTACAAGACCTGCTCATCCTGGTCTGTGATGAACGAAAAGATCGAGTGGGAGCAACAGCTCAATCTCTACGCTTGGCTGGTCGAGAAGGTCAAGGGTGTCCAAGTTTTGGACATCGGTATCGTGGCAATCATCCGCGACTGGAGCCGCCGGGAGGCCGAGCGCAAGGAAGAGTATCCGCAGGCACCGATCAAGGAACTCCCGATCAAGCTGTGGACTTTTGAGGAACGTGAGGCATTCGTAGCTGAGAGGATCCACAAACACGCCGAGGCTGACTTCGCGCTTGAGGCTGAAGAGCTTCTGCCGCCTTGCACCCCGGAGGAGATGTGGGAAAAGCCAACGGTCTGGGCTGTGATGAAGAAAGGTGGCGTGAGGGCCAAGGCTCTTTTCGGAGACGAACTCTCGGCCATCTCTGAAGCCAACAGACTCGGCGGAGATTACGAAGTTCAGACCCGGCATGGAGAGCGCACACGCTGTGCAAACTTTTGTCCGGTCAACACATGGTGCGCCCAGTGGCGCGATTACCAAGACGGCGTTCGATTTGAAAAGGAGCAAGCATGACAACGCTGAAAGAAGAGTTCGATATTAGCGAAGCCGAGGAGGAGGCTTGGAAATACGTTGCCGCAAACACCCGGCAGGTGGGCGGGGATCACTACAAGAAGCTCGGCATCGAGCCGTGGGAAGTCATGGAGGGATTGTTGACACGAGAAGAGTTCATTGGGTTCTTGAAAGGATCCGCAATCAAGTACGCAATGCGGCAAGGCTTGAAAGGATCTGACGACGCTGAGAAGGCTCGTCACTACATTCAGAAACTGAAAGAGGTACAAGGATGACTGTCTATCAAAAGCTTCAAGCAGCTCGCGTAAAGCTGCAAGGATCGAAGCTCACCAAGAGCGGCAAGAACAAGTTCGCAGGCTACGAATACTTTGAGCTGGGTGACTTCCTGCCTCGCATTCAGGAGATCTGCAACGAGGTCGGTCTGTGTGGCGTTGTGACCTTTACCAGCGACGAAGCCAAGCTTGCCATCTTCGACGTGGAAAGCGGAGTGTTCATTGAGTTCACCTCCCCTATGGCCAAGGCTGAACTCAAAGGTTGCCACGATGTTCAGAACCTGGGTGCAGTGCAGACCTATTTGCGTCGGTACCTTTGGACAAATGCCTTCGAGATCGTAGAGCACGATGCCCTTGATTCCGCTACCGATGTCACGGTAGATCGACCCAAAAAAGCGGAGCCGAAGCCCGAACCCAAGCTTCCGAAGAAGGTCGAAGGAAAAGCCGGTCCGTGGCAGATCACGGTTGAAGGTGTTGGCGAAGAACCGGAATGGCTTGATTCCGTGCCGGGTGCAGTGCAGACCGCGCTCGATATGGCTACAAGCGAGGCCGATGTCATGTCTATCTTCAAGGTCAACAAGCAATTGTTCGATCTGGTCAAAGAAGCCGACGCATCCCTGTGGAAGTCCCTGATGTCCACGTTCACCGAAACCAAAAAGAAGTTCGTCAAGGAGTAAGCATGTTCGTTCCCCGTCCTAACACCGGCACCCTTTGGCCCAATGAGAAGCGCTCAGATAACCACCCCGACGTTCGCGGCGACATCTTTGTCGAGATCTCTCTGCTGAAGAAGCTCATCTCCCAGGCCGATGGCGAGCAGGTCAAGCTCTCCGTATCGGGCTGGAGGAAAGAGATTGCTGGCAAGAAAGCCCTGTCCCTGTCTATCTCGGAGCCATACGTAAAGTCAGCCCCGAAGGCACAGGAAGACGAAGAAGACCTGCCTTTTTAGGAGACTCACATGAGTTGGATTGGCGTATCAATATTGGTGTGGGTTGTGGCCGCGTGGATTACACACGTTGGAACCTGTTTGATCGAAGGATCTTGGGGGTTTCTGATTGCGGGCGCGATCTTCTTCCCTGTAGCTTGGGTTCACGGCACCGGCATCTGGTTTGGGCTGTGGTAATGAAAACCATCCAGTTCGAGGCCGTGAAGGTGGCCCTCAAACAAAACAAGGACGGGTACATCCTGACCTTGTGCCTACACCCCGACGACGCCCCCGAGGATCTTCTCAGGGACTTCGTTGGATCAAGGTATCAGGTCGTCATGGTTCGACTGAACGGCGAAGAACAGCCTATGGATCGTCACGAGTTTGACGGCACAAAGGCTGTCCGACTAGCTGGAGTTCTGTGCCGTGACCCTGAGTTCTGGGCTTACTTGAACGATGAAGCACTGGTCTTCGAGGAGAGCGAGGAGGCCGCAACTGAATGGCTGCGCGACTTCCTGAACGTCTCCTCAAGATCCGAACTCAAAACCAACGCAACCGCCCGTGACTTACTGGCTCGCGTCAACAAGGACTTCATGTCATGGAAGCAAAAAAACGGCTGATACCGTACTCGGTATATCTGCCGCCTGACATCCACGCCAAGCTCAAAAAAGCTGGAAAGAATCGTCAGGCGTCCACCCTAGTACGCAATGCCATCGCAATGATCCTGGATGGCTCGGATGTCTACAAAACTGGATACAAAGCTGGACTGGCAGACGCCGCTCACATTGTGAGCAACAACACCCACGCCAAGATGCTTCGGGTCGAGAACAAAGACCTCGGCCAACTCCTGCACAAACAGATCATTGCATTGGAGCCCAAATGAAATACGAGTTTACCCGTGACTGGTTCAAGACCGGCGAGCATGTGTGGCCCGAGGTCCGCAAGATGATGTCCAAGAACATGAACTTCTTGGAGATCGGATCATACGAAGGCAGGTCAACTGTCTGGACCGTTGAACACATGATGGGCGACGGCGGAGAGATCACCTGCATCGACACTTGGGCTGGCGGCGAAGAGCATGAAGCAGATGATATGCGGCAAGTCGAACTTCGCTTTGATCGAAACGTCGCGGTCGCACAAAAGAAGTTTCCAGAGCGCAACGTCCATAAGATCAAGCAACTATCCCACATGGCAATGGCCGAGTTGATCAGCGGCGGATACAGCTATGACTTCATCTACATCGACGGCTCTCACCAAGCCAAAGATGTGCTGACAGATTCGTGCATGGCTTGGAAACTGTTAAACAAAAGCGGTTTCCTGGTATGGGATGACTATTTATGGGGCCATCCTCGGGATGTGCTGCACCGCCCCAAAGCAGCTATTGACGCTTTCATGATGTTGTTCGGAGATGAGATGCAGGTTGTGTTTCTTGGGTATCACATGGTTGTTCAAAAACTAGGAGGCAAGTATGAGAGACCATGATTATCAAAACGACTTTTCCACCGATGTGTTTTACAAGATCAGCGCCGCCACAGATGTCGCTGAAACTTGGAAGCGATTCGGCTGGGAGCCGCCCTCACAGGACCCGGCCTATCAAGAGAAGTTGAAGAAAGCAAAAGAACCAACAAAGATCGGAGCATCAAATGGTTGATTACATCGAAGGCATCTTGGCGATCAGAAAGAACTTGGCAGAGCTGGAAGAGGCTTGTCGGAACAATGAATACGCCAAGGCAAGAGACTTGTGTCTAGCCATTATTGTCGAGACCCGATCCGTGAATCATCAAATCACGATACAGGCGACCGACAAATGAACTGGCTTGGACCGCATACGTTTGTCTTTGATTACAAACTTCCTAAGTGTGACACGCCATGTCATGCACAAGTCGGCGTGTTTTACCGGGAAGAAAGCGACACCTACTGCGTAATGCTTGAAAAGGTGTGGATCGAGCATTCTGGCAAGCAGTGGACTTTAACCGATGTTTTATCTCAGGAGGTTATGAGCACGATAGACAAAGAAGCACAGTCACTCTTTGGAACATTTTTACAGAAAGGACAATCATGAAAGTCACATTGAAAATTGATTCTGAGCTGCTACCCATCATCGTCAAAGCACTGCGCGATTACACCGACCGATCAATCGTGGATATGGTGGAAAGCCCGGCGGTTGCCAAACCCAAGCCGGTAGCAATCAAGCCCGCAAAACGCCGTGGCCGTCCGCCTGGCAGGAAGAATGCTTCCAAGGTGGCAGTGGCCGTATCCGCACCGGCCGCAATCGCAGCGTAAACACGGAGGGGGAAACCCCTCCAGGAGATCCTTATGACCACCAACAAGGACGCCATCACAGATCCAGGTCTCTTCTTCCGAAGCATGGATGACTGCCCGACTGGACCAAAGGTATTGCTCTTGAACAAAGCCGGAATTGCGAGCACCGGATGGTGGGACGGGAAAGACAAATGGTTCGTAGGCTGGTATCCGCTACCTAAGATCCCTCCTGAAATCCGCGAGCTGGTAGAGCCGAGCTACAAAACAAACATCGGCAACCTTCTTGGAGACTGAAGATGATCATAGAAACGCGAATCGCCGGGATTCCCTGCCTGATTGAGGCACAGGTCCATGTCCAAACGGGTTCGTATAGCCGAAACGCACCGAGTGACTGGGATTATCACGGCTGGGTTGAAGTGGAGTCATTCACTGTGCTTGATCGACGTGGCCGCCCCGCACCGTGGCTCGAAGCAAAAATGACAGACAAAGACATTCAACGGATCGAAGAGGAGCTTTGCAATGACCTTTGATGAACTGCACGTGCGCGTGATCAAGTGGAGCCGAGACCGGCAGATCATCCCGAACAGCACGGCAACGGCCCAGTACCTGAAGGCCGCATCTGAGATGGGAGAACTGGCCGATGCTTTGGCTAAAAAGGACATCGGTGCCACCGCCGACGCTGTGGGCGACGTTCTGGTCTGCCTGATCAACTTCTGTGAACTCTCGGGCCTAGACATCGTGAAGTGCCTGGAAGGGGCCTACAAAGAAATCAAGGACCGCAAAGGGTTCCTCATGCCCAACGGCGTGTTCGTGAAAGAAGAATGAAACCCGACAAACACTTCGTCGAAGAGCAAGCTCGGCGCATGCGTGAGCTGCTTCAGATGAGGGCCGCACTGCCCGAAGACGATATGTCCTATCTGGTCGAGAAGGTCGAGCGGATGAAGGACGAGCGTCTGAAGTCCTGCGTGGCGGCGCTGATCGGGTGGGGTGATGACGAGCGGGCAGAGGTCGAAACCTTCGTTGCGATTGCAATAGAAGTAATGAAGCGGACGAACATCGGGAAGCTGCGTGAGTGCGCCCGGATTGTTGAGATGAAGTACTACATGAAGGAGCTGGAGCAATGACACGAGACGATCCCATCTGGAAAGATGAGGAATATACAAATCCATACGAAACGTGGGTTCCGATAACGAAATATGTCGGCGGGTACCGGCTGGGTGGCCCTAAAGGGCTGCAAATCAACTTCGAAAAGAAGCCTAACGTGTTTCATCGCTACATGATGAAGCTGTGCTTTGGCTGCGAATGGGTGGACTTATGACACAAGACGAAATCATGAGGATGGCGCTGGAAGCTGGGATTCGAGACAGCATGGAATACCCGCACATGGAGTGCGACGAACAGTCGCTTGAACGCTTTGCCGCGCTGATCGAAAAGCACTTGTCCTACGACGGAATCCACACCTGTCATGACCAATGCCAGAGACCGGCTTGTGTGGCGATCAGGAAGGCGGTGGAGAGGGAGCGTGAAGCCTGCATCACATTAATCGAAAACATCGCCCAGTCATATCACGAGCCTTCATGGGCGTTTGATCTGGTCAAGAAGATCAGAGCAAGGGGCCAGTCATGAAATTAGAAGTCTTCGAGGATCGGATGTACTGGGACCAATTTGCGGTCAGGCCGGAAGGGTCTAAGAGCTTCAACGACACGATCCACTTTGTGCGGAAGATAGATGCGCTGGTGGCGCAGAAGATTATTGAGGGATGGATCGCTCAGGAGCGTGAGGCGTGTGCGAAGTTGTGTGAAGAACCAGGATGGAATGCTGCAAATTGGTGTGCCAAAGCAATCAGAGCAAGGGGAAACCAATGAGCGCACATTCTAGATCCAAGGCAACCCGCGTATGCCGTAAGTGCAAAAACAGATATGGCGCGTCTGCGTTTGCTACTCGAACGGGTTTTATCTGTAAATGGTGCAAGGAAAAAACGCTGGATCAACCGTCAAGTATTACTTGACACTTGGAGGCGCAAATGAACTACACACCGGGGCCGTGGAAGCACAGGCCGTCTATGTGGGGGAAAAAGCTCCGCTTCGTGAGGATCGGAGAAAACGTGAACTACACGACCGGCGATGTCCTTGCAGCAGATGCCCGTCTGATCGCAGCCGCGCCTGATCTATACGAAGCACTCAAGGAAATCGTTGATGCCGCTGATGGTGATGGCTGGA